AAAAACAGTTTGGCGACCCCGAGTTGGTTGAGTTGGTAGCCCTGGAGGTTGATGGCCCCGCCCAACTCCAACTGGGCGTTGAACGCATTGCCGAGGATGTCAGTGCACGGGAACGTCGAGCCGCCCAGTTTGAACCCCACCGGGGCCTGGCCTAGGGCCCCGGCGGTGTAGCCGGTGGACCGGATGAACTGGGCGACTGCGGCGCTCTGGGCGGTGAAGAAGCCGTCGACCGCGACGCTGGCATCCATGCAGCGCCGGGCGTAGAACTGATTAAGGAGGATGGTGCTGCTGGCGGTCGTGCCCTGCAACCGCATGTAGAACACCACGTTCTGCGCGGTGGCCGGGGCGGTGGCGCCGGAGATAACCAGGGGCGCCATGCCCGCGCCCGAGACCAGCGAGGCCGAGTAGAAATCACCCACATCCGCGCCGCTTTTGTCCAGGAACTGGATCTGCAGGCTCCCGGCGCCGGTCCCGGTCCCGTTGTACTGGCCGTTGGCGCCGAAATAGAAGGCATCGCCCGGGTTGCAGGGGCAGGATCCCACGGCGACCCAGGAGGACCCCGCGCCGGTGACCGTGACCGCCCGGCACCAGCCGTTGGGGCTGATGGCGTAGACGCCGATGTTGGCCATTCCCGCGGCCTCGTAGGATCCGCTGGGGGCGTTGGTCGTCTGGCAGTTGGGGTTGGCGATCAGGTTGTCCCAGTTGGCGACGACCAGCTGCGAGGTGACCAGTTTGCCGAACAGCCCGGTGGCCGCGACCACCACGTCCTCCCAGAGGGTGCCGTCGGCGTTGACTTGAACCTCCTTGCCGTCGGTGGTCAGCCAGCAGGACCCGGCCGGGTAGGTGCCGTTGGGCAGGGCTGGCTTGCTGGCGTAGGCCCAGGCGGCGGTGCTGGGGGACTTTAGCCCCATCACATTGAGGCTGGCCAGGGAGGTGCTCACCGCCGAGGACAGGGACGCCGACTGGATCGCCGCCATCATGGCCTGCTGGGTCGTGGCGATGGTGACCCACAGCCCGCGCAGGTAGGCCCCGCCGCCGGTGCCAAGGGGAGTGTCCAGCAGGAGGTTGGTCCAGGATGGAACCAGGGCCTGCAGCCAGGTGTAGAGCGCCGTGACGGCCGTGTCGAATGCGGTGTGCGAGACCCCCAGGGCGTTGGCCTGGTAGTCCAGGGAGCCGACCGTGCTGATGGTCCCCTGCACCGCCACCAGCTGGTTGTAGCGGTTGATCAGGTCCGGCTTCTCGCTCCGGCTCAGGATGTCGTCGCTGTTCATGCCGGTCAAGGTGGTGGTGGGGTTGCCGTCCGGGTTGCCGTAGACGCCCTGGGAGGTGGGGGTGTAGGTGACGGCCGCGGTGCTGGCCAGACTCTGCAGCCCGGCGCCCCAGCGATTGAACGCCTGCAGCTTGATGTAGACCGGCGACCCCAGCCAGGACTGAGGCACGGCGTAGCGCAGGATCGCCGCGTCGCAGGACAGGAAGGCCGCCCCGTTGGCGTGGGTGGCGGCGACCGTCCCGTAGTTGCCGCGCAGGGGCAGCGTGAGCGTGTAGTTGTAGGCGCTGGTCAGGGTCGCGGTGGAAAAATCGACCATCTCCCCTCCGGAGCCGCCCGACGCGCCAGCCACCCAGCACAGGCCGCCGTTGGCCAGGGCCTGGGCGTTGGTGATGGTGGTCAGGCCGCCCAGGGACACGGTCAGGTTGACCGCCGCCCCGCCGGTGGCCAGCATCCCAGCCGTTAGCACGCCGTAGGTCGCCTTGCTGGTGATCTGGCCGGCGCTGGCGAAGTTGACGTTGTCGTTGGACACCCAGACGTTGGCCCCGCCCCAGTCCGTGCCGCCGGTGGCGCCGATGGCGATCTCCGGGCCGCCGCTGATACTGAGCAGCGGCGCCACATCGAAAATCACCGGGGTGTAGGTCGCGCCCGGGTCGATGTTCGTGTTGGTGGTGGTGCCGCCGGAGGACATGGGCGCCGTCACGGTGGCGTGGCCCACGCCGATGGGGGAGGACTCGGCCTCGAAGCTGAGCCCCTGGTCCTCGCTGCCCTCGTCGGGCCAGGTGATGCTGAGGATCCGCACCACGGTCGTCGGCAGGCCCATGATGTTGGACTGCAGCGTGATGTAGTCCATGGGTTCCAGGCGGCTGAAGCGCCAGCCCGCGAGGAATTTGAACCGGTTTTTTTTGAACACCTGGGCCTGGCCCATGATGGCGCTGATGGTCTGGGCGTGGGTGCGCAGGACGATGAGCGGCAAGGTCTTGGCGCCGGTCTTGCGCGTGCCGTTGATGGCCGCGTCGGTGGGCTCAGGGATGCTCAGGGTGCTGGTGTTGTAGCCGGCCATGCGGTCGTTGAAGCTGACAGGGACCGTGTTGTACGTGTCGCCGGGGGAGACGCGGCTGATCTGGATCGGGTCGGCGCCGGTGGGCGCGCCGCTCACGTCGATCACGCCCAGGTAATCGTCATCGCCCAGGGCGGCCTGGATGGTCAGTACCGGGGTGTAGGTGGTGCTGTTCGCGGTCACGGCCACGTCGCCGTAGGGGATGACCTGGATTTGCATCGTGCCGCTGCTGTTGGGCGTGCGGATCGCCTCGCTGTTCGTGGCGTCCAGGATGTCCCGCAGATGCTCGGCCGCTGACTTCGCGTCCTTCAGAATCGGGGCGATCTTGAACCCCATGGCCTGGCAGTAGGCGGCATAGCTCCCGGCCGCCCCGCCCTGGGTCAGGTCGGCGATGTTGCCGCTGGGGACCCCGGCGCCGTAGTCGGCGTTGGTCAGGTAGTCGGTGATCACCGCGTACGGCTTGGCATCGTTGACGATGATCGAGTTCCCGACCCAGTAGACCAGGGCGCCGTTGGCCGGGGCGGTGGCGAACGTGATTTTGTAGACCCCACCCACCAGGGCCAGGGTCGCGGCCGTCTGGGTGGTGTTCACGTAGGCGACCCAGGCGGGGTAGGCGGCCATGGACGTCACCGCCACGCCGTTGCAGTCGAGCAGCGCGAACGTGGTCAGGCTGCCGGTGCCGGTGCCGATCAGAATTTTGCTGGTCGTGTCGGCCTCGGTCGCCAGCAGGCCGGTGATCTCGAAGGCCCAGTTCCCCATGCTGCCGCCCGGCAGGGGCAGGCTGTTGGCCGCCAGGATGGCCGTGCCGCTGTACGGAAGAGCCTTGGCGGGGATGTTAGTCGACCACCAGGACCACGCGCTCTGGGGCCGGGAACCGGTCAGGAGGGTCAGGCCGTTGGGCGCCGCCAGGGCGGCCGTGGTGACGTTCTGGTCGTTCCACACCCGGGCGACGCTGGCCACGGGCCCCTCACACAGGCCCAGCAGGGTGGCGGCATAGTAGGCGTAGCCGGTCGTGACCCGGCCGCCGCCCATGCCAAGGAACCCGCCGATTTTCGTGGTCTGGGGAATGGCCTGGAACCAGTCGTAGTCGATCAGGTTGGCGTTGAGGCGGTTGGTCCCGTAGAGGATGGGCACGGGGTTGCCATAGGCGGAGCTCTGGAACGCCATCCCCGACAGGGCGCTGGCGCCGAAGTTGCCCTTGCTGCCGCCGAAAATGCCGCTCATTCGTCACCCCAGGGGCTGAAAAATCTGACCGGGTGATGGACCAGGGCCGCGGTGACGCTGGCGTCGTCCTCCATGACCCCGCACCCGGCCAGTGCGTGGATCACCCGGGGCCAGGCCAGGACGATGGCGGCGTGGGACCAGGTGCGGCCGATCTGCCAGAGGGCGATGTCACCGGGCCCGGGGGCGGCCACCTCGCGGGCGTAGGCCTGCACCTGGTTGAGCAGCAGTTCCTCGCTGGTGTGGCACATCCAGTCTTGGGGGTATTGGTCGGGCTCGAGGTGCGGCGCCAGACCGGCCGCCTCGTAGACCGCCGCCAGAAATAGCCCGCAGTCCACGCCGGCGCCGCGCACCCGGGCGGCATGGTGCCAGGGGGTGCCCATCCATGTCTGGGCCTCGGCGATGACGACGGTGCGGGAGGGGTTCAAAATGCAGTCTCCGGGGGCGGGACGTAGGGGAATCCGTTGAAGTTCGCGGTGTTGCTCCAGCCGCCGCAGGCCGCATAGGTGCGGGCGCAGCCGGGGGTGGCGCTGAACGTGTCGCCGGTGCTGGGGGCGTTGGGCAGGGCCAGGGACGGGATGAATGCCCCGCCGGTGTAGCTCCGGACCGGGGTGGTGAACCCGGCGTTGGCCCCGGTCAGGAACGTCATGGTTCCGTACTGGAAATACCCATCCGTCTTGACCACGGAGCCGTTGATGGAGGTGGTGGTGCTGCCGGCCTGGACGGTCTCGGCCTGGGTCAGCCCGGCCAGGGAGAGCCCGCAACCCGCGTCGCAGAACTGGTTGTTGCAGGACGGCTGCCAGAGGTTCCGGGGCATGGAGATGCTCAGGTACTCCGCGATGTCCTTGAGGTGCAGCACCACGGTCGTCGCCCCCGGGTCGGCGCTGGCCACCTGGCCCTGGAACAGCAGGAGCGTGCCGGCGCTGGTGTCCCCCGCCGTCGCCATGAACACCCGCTCTATTTTTACCGAGGCCCCGTCGAACCCGCCGTTGGCCGCGAACATCCCCAGTCGGATCCCGCCGATGGTGGCGCTCTGGCCGCCGCTGAGGGTTAGGTCGCAGGTGCCCACCTCGAGGCCCACGGCGTTGCGGATCTCGCCCCGGCTGATCAGCGGCTGGGTGCCGTTGTCGCTGGAGGCCGTCCAGGTGTTGCTGCTGTAGGTGAGGGACTGGTCGAAATTGGTCCAGCGGTAGGTGGTGCCCGACTTCAGGATGATGGTGAACAGGTCGCCCATGAAATAGGTGCCGGTGGCCAGCAGGGTGATCAGGGCTCCTGATGCGGTCCTCATCATTTCACCGTGATCAGTTTGACGACGCCGCCGTCCCAGACCTTGCCGCCGATGCGGGTCAGGCCCTGGACGTCCTCCATAAACCGGCAGGTCCGCACCGTGGAATCCACCGGGTCGGTGTAGGAGAACGTGAGCATCTGCCCCAGCTGCGCCTCATAGAATGCCTGCAAGGTGGCCAGCTCGTCGCTCACCGTGTTGGTGCTGTAACCGGTCTGGCGCAGAAAATTAATGGTCAGCTCGAACTGGAACCGGGGCGTGGCCTGGAACGAGCCGCGCTGTTCCTTTCCACTGGAGCCCACCTGGACCATGGTGCTGTAGATCTCGCTGCGCTTGACCGCGATATCCAGGCCCTTGAGCGTCGGGAACGTGCCGGCCATTAGGATTTCCTCCCGTCGCGCATAGCCTCGCCCAGCACCGACGCCAGGCTACCCCTGTGCTTGCGGAACAGGGCGACGACAGAGGGGGCGTCCATGGCATGGACGTGCAGGTTGGTCACACTGTTCCCGCCTTTGCCCTGGCCGA